CGTCGAACGTCCCGGCGTACACGTTCACGGTGGTGAACGCGGCATCCTCGCCGGCAACGAAATATCCGCCGGTGATGTCCAGCGTGGCGATGTCGCCGGCGGACCAGTCCACCCGGCCGGCACCGACCCGCACCAGCGTGGGCGCGGTGTTCCCGTCGTCCACGGTCAGGCGGCAGGTGGGGGACACGTTGTGCATGTCCAGGTTCGTGACGGTGCTGTTGGCCAGCAGGCGAATCTGCCCGCGGCACTCGGTGCCGGACACGAACAGACTGGTGGTGGTCCCACCCTTCACCACCGCGTCCCGGTCGGCGGACGTGCCCAGCACGGTCATGCTGGTGGCGTTGCCCGTCATGCGGAACACGCCACCACCGCCGGCCACCTGCACGTCCGTTGCCGCGATCACCAGGGGCCACCCGTTCACGCGGTCGCCCACGTCACCACGGAACGACGAACCACGCGACAGGCTGTCCAGCGTGGTGCTGGTCCGCAGGCCGTGCAGAATGCTGTACGTGCTGTTCTGCACCAGCACGTCGTCGCTGTTGGACGGCACGGCCGCCCCGCCCCAATTCGCGGCGGTGTTCCAGTCGTTCGGGCCGGTGTTCGCGGTCGTGGTCACGGATGTGAACGTCTGCGAGTCAGCCGCACCGCCGCCTGTTTCCGTGGTCGTGGTGCTTAGGAAGAACGGCACGCCGGCCACGTTGGCGGTGGCGGTGATGGTGGTGCCGGTGTCAGCGAACGTCAGGGCGGTGAATACGTCGGCCGTGGCGGCATCACACGCGGCCAGCACGGCCGCCGTCACGTCGGCCACCGTCGTCCCGCCGGCCACAGCGTCCACGCTGAACGATGCCCCCGATTCGTCCTGCAGCGTCACGGTGAACACGTCGGTGGCTTCGATGGTGCCACCCGGCGTCATCGTGTCCAGCTGCGCGGTGGTCGCAGCTCCGCCGAGCCATACTACGGTCGCCATGTCAGGCTCCAGGTCATGCGGTCAGGTCGGCCGCTGTCAGGGTGATGATGGCCGGCTCGTCCGGCACCAGGGCGAAGTCTGAACCGTTCCACTGGAATATCCGTTCCACAGCAATGCTGGTGAACACGCGGAACCTGAACCGCACCCTTGCGTCCGGCGTTACGTCGCCGGCGTCTACTGCATGGGCGAGCGCGATGAACGCGGCACGATCGACGGGCAGCCACCCGGCGTCCCCCCATGCCAGGTTCCTGGTGTCCCACTGCACCAGGTTGATGTCCGCGGGGGTCAGGCCAGCGGCGGCCAGCTTCGTCGTCAAAAATTCGGCAAGTGTCGGCATCAGGCAGGCACCCACTCGTCATCCAGCTGGAAATACATAACCCACACCTGGTCCCGCGTGGTCATCACTCCGCTGTCATTCATGTCATACGCCACGGCAATATAGTCGTCCTCGGCCCAGTCCATCGTTCCCGGCGTCACGTCGAACGTCTGGCGGTAGACTCCGGTTCCGGACGGCCCCGCGAGCGCCACGTTATAGACGGGCGTGCCGCTGCCGTTCTTGAACATCTTTACGCGGGCAACGCCACTGGTCCACGCGGTGACTTCCATCGACACCTGGATGCGCACCAGGGTGCAGTCCCGCGGGACGTGCCGCTGGGAGTAGCCTCCCACGCCGCTGCCGGCAGTCGATGCAACTCCGCAGCGCCCAAAGATGGCATTGGATGCCGAACTGTTGCTGCCCCACAACATGCTGATGATTTGCCCTGGAATGGTTGGGATGGCCGGCAGGGCGTGCCACCCCTTCGCCCCCGCACCGGAATCGGTGCCGTAGTATTTTTCTTTCCCAGGTGACGCCGCGTCGTTCTCCAGTTGCAGGTCGCCGGTGGCGAACTCCATGCTGGCGTCGGTGGACAAGTCCACGGTGGCGGTGGGGTTCCCGGCCACGCCGTCGCCATTGGCGACCACGATGCCATCGCCGGCGGTCAGCGTGCGCGTGGTGTAGACGCCGGCGGACGTTCGGTGCATCCCGCCGTTGGACCCGAAGTCCGAATCGGTCAGCACGGTGCCATCCACCGCGATGACCGGGGAGGCTCCCACGCCGTTCCCGTTCGTGACGGTGATGCCCGTGCCGCCGGTGATGGTGCGGCCAGTCCCGGCGCCGAAGGCCCAGGACACGATGCCCGTCCCGGTGATGTCGGACTGCATGACAGCGCCGGCCGCGTCCACGTTCGTCGCGTCGGTCACGTCGGCATTGGTTTCGATCGTGTCCAGCTTCGTGCCGTCCACGGACACGTCCCGGCCATCGACCAGGCCAGGGCCCGTCACCAGGTTGCCGCCGCCGGTGCTGATGTCGTGCCCCTGGGAACTGATCGCGCCGGTGTCGTCCGCGCTCGCCCCGGATGCGTCCAGCTCGGTGTCACTGGATCCGGTGACCACGATCTGCCCGGCGGTGCTATAGCCGTCCACCTGGGCAATGCCACCACCACCGCCGCCGGCGGCGTCCACCAGCTCGGCCAGGTCGTCCAGGGCCTGGGCCACGTTGCCCACCGGCTTGCTGAACAGGTCGGGCCGGCGGGGGCCATAGGGCTCCAGGCTCATGTCGCTTCCCCGACGTAGACGGCCACCAGCTCGTCCGCAGCGGTGCGGATGGCCAGGCGAACGGCCATGGCGCCGGCAACGGGAACCATCCGGTACAGGCCGTTGGCCACCGACAGGTCCAGGCCGGTCCCCAGGTCGAACCACCGGGCGCCGCTCAGACGGTCCCGCAGCTCGCCGCACAGGGCCAGTTCCACGCGCACCACGCCAGCCGTCAGGCCCGATACCGCGATCGGCAAGGTGGTCGCACCACGCGGCACCATGATTGGCTTGGTGGCCGCACCAGCGGCGGCGGCGGTCAGCGTGGCGAATGCGGCATCAGGGTCGATCAGCATGGTGCCCCCAGCGTATCGCCACCAGGCGGTTCAGCGCTTCCTGCCGTGCTTGGCATCCGCTGCAGTCACGCACGCGGGCCACGCGGGGCAGGCGGTCCGCCAGCGGCGTCAGGATCAGCCGCAGCACGTCGCCGGCTCCGGTGATCCGGTTCGTGCCGTCATCCTCACAAGCGCGGCAGACGCCAGGGGACGGCCGCCTGCCGTGCCGCTGCACCCTGCACTCACCTGCGCGCCACCATCGGCACCCGTTCACTGGATCACCAGGCTGAACGTGTCCAGGTTGATCGACAGCACAGGTTCGGACAGCACGGACCAGCTCAACGCCAGGTTCAGCTCGGTGTGGCCGAACCCGATCGCGCACGGGACATAGGGGCCGGTCACGTTGCCCGACAGCCTCGGGGTGCCGGAGAAGCCGCCATTGAACACGGACACCCACCGCGTGGTGGCGTTGCCGCCGGCGTCCGGCTGGCAAGTCAGCACCTGACTGAAGGACGTTCCTGGCATGACGTACTCGCCGGCCAGGCTGCCGGGCCCCACCGCGGTGAACGTCAGGCTGCCGGGCACGCTGCGGGTTCGCCAAGCGCATTGATTCTGGCCCAGCGTGCTGATGATGGACGTGCTGCGGGGGGCGATCGTCCAGGAGTAACTGCCCACCGCGGACTGCAGCATGCCGGTGGCGTTCACCAGCTGCACCGCCGAGTCTGTCGGGCAGTCGATGCACTCGGGGAACGGCAGGCACCCCTCGCCCTCGCCGCAGCAGCACAGGCCCAGCAGCTGCCCGGTCATCCGCACCCGATCAACAGGGCATTGGTCGCAGCGAACACGGGAACGATCAGGCCGGTGTCCGCGTCGGTCTGCAGCATGGCCGGTACGATCGACCCGGCAGGGATCGGCAGCGGCTCCACCGTCTTCCCGATGCCCGGGTTGTTCGGGATGCCGTAGCTCGTCGTCCCGATAGGGCCGGGGGTGTTCTTTCGCTCCTCGCAGTTCAGGGCCAAGCCGAACGTCGGCAGCGAACTGGTCAGCCCGTCAGACTTCACGCCGAAGTCATTGCCGTCCACGTCAGCCTGGACCCACCCGTACCGCCACCTGCGGGGGTTGGTCGGGAACGGCAGGAACCCCGACAGCTGCAACAGGAGTACCTCGGCCGCCGGCGGCGGCGCCCCCGCCCCCTGGCGGTCCGGCCGCTTCGTCTGCAGCTCCGGCCCAACTAGCTCCACGAATGCCACGGCATCCATGATCCGGTCCCACAATGCTGGGGTCAGCTTGCCCGCGCCACGGGATATGGTGGGGTATTCACTCACAGGGGCGTGCCCGGTCGCACGATGTTCAGCGCCTCCAGGTCGCCCTGCAGGGGGAACGGCTGGACGTGGTACACGCGGCTGGCGTGGCTCCCGCCTTCACCACCTGGCACGTTCGTGCCCAGCTGTTTGCCTTCCGTCGTGGCGTACGCCTGCTGCCGCAGGTGGAACCGATGCTGGTCCAGGATCAGCTGGTGGACCACTCGCACCACCCCCTGGGCCACGCGGCTGGTGCGTGGCCGGCCGTACAGCAGGGAACCCGCGGGGAACCCCAAAAACGGGGCCTGATTCCTGACACCGATGGCGGCCAGCAGCGTGGGCGCGGAGTATTCGGACAGGGGGTAATTCCGGCTAATGACATAGGTTCCCTGGACCAGCAGCCGGCTCTGCGGTTCGCCGGCCACGTCGATCGGCTCGCCACCGATGTCCACGCGGCCGGGCGCCACCGTCCCCTCATCAGGCACGGCCGCGTTGTCCCGGTACGTGTCAATGAACTGGCCATCACCGGATAGGTTCACTTCCTGATAATCGGGCGCCAGCGGATCCTCCGGTTCGGGCCCGATCAGCTCGCCGCGGCGGTACGTGAACCGAACCCGCAGGGCCCCGCGTCCTGCCTCGGGTGTGACAGCCACCGTCACGTCCAGGGCCAGGAGTCCCGGATCCTCTGGGTGGGCGTCACCGTACGCCACGCCGGTCTGCTGGACGGCCACCGCGTCGGACGGCACCACGATGCCGGAACCATCGGTGGCGTAGACCACGAACTCGCGCGTGCGGGTCCGTCGTCCCTGGGTCACGTTCAGCGTTCGGCTGTCCCACGTCTCGATGGACCGCAGGCGCGTGGTGTCCCCGGTGGAACCGCTCCCGTCAACTGGTGGAAATGCACCTGGCCCGACGTTCGATAGCGTCATGTCAGCAGCCCCTCGCGGTCCAGCTGATCGGCGGTTTTCTCGACGGCATCACGGATGGCCCGCAGCAGTGTGACCTGTTCGCCGGTCTGGAATGTCCCGAACGCGGTATCAACCCCCTGGGTCACACCCTGCACCTGGGCAGCCTGCTGCACTACGTTGCGGATAGCAGACGCCGCACCGGATCCGATGGCCTTCCCGATCGCTCCCACGATCGTGCCCACGTCCAGGCCGGCGGGGGCCGGCTTCGGCGGCCCGAAGAACTCGCCACCAGCCGCTGCCGGCGAAGGCCGCCCGCTGTTGGTCCCGCCGCCGGCACCGGCCAGCGGGTTCGTGGTCCTGCTGTTCCCGCCTGGGGCACGGCTGCCGCCGGGCAGCGTGCCCGTCAGGCCCACCGCCCGCGTCAGGGTGCCGGCCTCAGCTCGTCGTTGGCCGGCGCGACGCTGCAGATCCGTGGCCCGGTTCAGGTCCGCCGCTCCCGCGTCAGCTCCGAACATCGCCCCCTTGATCACGGCCCCCTTGGCGAACTGGTCGGCCATGAACCCGGACACCTTGGAATCAGCGATGGCCACCGCACGCTGGGTTGACAGCACCACGTCCGTCAGCGTCTCATTGATCCCCTGGGCGGCCCGCGTCAGCGGGTTGACGATGCCATTCGCCCCGTTCGCCACCTTCGTCAGCGCGGGCAGCAGCTGGACGGTCAGCTGGTCCACCAGCCCCTTGACGCTGCTGGTCAGATCGGTGACGGCCGCGCGGTACTCCTCGACCGACGACACCCCGTCGTCGCTGATGATGCCACCCGTTTCCACGAACCGCTGGCCCAGCAGGGCCAGGCCGGTGGATCCCTTGGCCAGCAGCGGCAGCAGCTTGCCGCCGTCCTCGCCAATGGCCTGGATGGCCAAGGCCGTCCGCAGCCCCTGGTCGTCCACCTTGTTCAGCTCGTCCGCCAGCAGGCCCAGCCGCTGCACCAGGGGCAACGCGATGAACTCTTCGGTGTTCAGCCCCAGGGTCTGCAGGGCCTCATACAGCTCGCCGGTGCCCTGGGCTGCCTCGCCGGACTTCTCCTGGAAGTCCCGCAGCGCGTCCACCGCGTCCTGGGCATCCAGGCCCACGGTTTGGAACGCAAATGACAGCGCCTGGAATTCCTGGGTGGTCGTGCCCAGCGTCTCCGCGGACAGCTGCACCTGGCGGATGCGCCGGCTCACAATCTCAGCGGTGGCCACCACCGCCGCACCGATCGCGGCCACCGCCAGCCTGGCACGCTTGACGGCGGCTGTCATCTTGTCGAACCCGTCACTGGCCTGCCGGCCAGCCTTCGCCAGCTTGCCACCGATCGTCCCGCCGGCCTTCCGTGCGGCGTCGGACGCCTCGCGCAGCCCGCGTTTGAACTTCGCGGAGTCCAGGACGATGCGAGCTTGAAGGTTCAGCAGGTCAACCACTGGTCACTCCCATGCGTCGGTGCAGCTCGGTGATCTGCTCAACGTGGTTCGGTTTCGGCGTCGGGAACTCGGCCATCGGTTCCACCATCGGCAGCACCATCGGGATGTTCTGGAACCACGCCATGATGCTACATAGGGCCATGTCCAGGACCATCGGCAGCGGGGTGCGGTATGCGGCGGCCACGGCCCCGATGGCCTGTTCCACCGTCAGCTCACGGCCTCCTGATTCACGGGAGGGTCCGCGTCATCATCCTGGGCGGTGATGGCCCCGGTGATGTCGCACAGCAGCCCGAAGTCCTCCAGCAGCGGCGTGAACTTGTGCCGTCCAGGCTCGCCGGCGAACTCGGGGTGGTACTTCACGGCACACCGCCACGCCAGCCACCGCATGCCCTCCACGGTCTGCACCAGCAGCATGCACTCGTCCAGCGACAACCACCGGCTGCCGCCGGCGGTCACCGCTCGGTGATAGCTGCCCAGCTCGATCAGAATAGTGGGCGTCACTCGCTGGAATTGATAGATCACGCCGTCCGTCAGTTTTGCGGCCACGGGCCCGCTGGCGTGTGCTTCCAAAGTCGTCATCGGTCGGTCCTCCAGGGATCGGTCAGGGGCCAGGGTTTCGGATCAGCTCAGGACAGGGACCAGGGCACCGGCACCGCGGAATGTGAACCCCACGGTGGTGATGCCTTCAATTTCCACGGCCGGGCTGATGCCGGTCACGATGATGCTGGCGGTGAATCCGACACCGCCGGACCCTTGTTCGGTGTCAGCCGTCAGCGTCACCGACAGCTCCGTGCCGATGCCGGCCAGCACACTGTCGGTGGGATCCCACCTGGCGGTGATGCTGCCGGTGAATTCGCGGATGCCGGCAATGAACTCACGCCAGATCACGCCGCTGGCGGCATCGTCCCAGCTGGTGATGTCCAGCTCCGCGATGGACGCATCAATGGACCACCCGGTGAGGCCCACCGAATAGCCGTTAGTGTTCGTGACGCTTCCATTGGTTCCCGATGCGATGGCCATGCCTATGTCTCCAGGCTGCGGATGGTCAGGTCAATATCCACGCGCCACAGATCCGAATCGCGGAACGGCCCGCGTTCCCTGGCGGCGTGGCAGGTCAGGTTCGTCTGACCTGCGATGGTCAGCTTGGTTTTGCCGACGTTCGCCCGTAGGGCAGCGGCGCCGGCGGCGGCAGCGGCTGGCCCGGTGGACAGCGGGAAGTAGGCGGACAGCTGCACGGTGCTGCTGTACCCCTCCTGGTCGAACGTGCGTTCAGCGTCGAGTGTCACCAGCTGGACCTGGACGTACGGGGCTTCAGTCCGCGCCGGGGCCAGGGCCAGGTACACGCGCTGCCCGAACGTGGTGCCGGCGGTGCCCACCAGCATGGCGGTGCGCAGGGCGGTGAATGTGTCCCGCAGGTCATAAGCGGTCACGCTCGGCCCCCGAACTTGCGCCGCACCTTGCCGTCCAGGCCGCCGGCCACGCTGGCGGTGACGGCGGGGCGAAGGAACGGACGGGCCTTCATGCGGCGGGTTCCCAGCTCCAGATACGCGCCGTATTCCACCGCGGTCCCCACCAGCCCGGTCACCTGGTCACCCTGGCGGAATACTTGCCGGGCCTCGGGGATGCTGTCCGCCAGCCGGCTGGTGTCCTGGTACGGGGGGTCACCAGCCTTGGACCTGCCTAGGAACGCACCGGACTGGCCATCGGTCACGGTGTTGGCCGTCACCAGGTCCAGGGCCCGGTTCGTGATGTCCAGGGTGATCAGGTGCATGACCTGATCGGCGGTGGCGTTCACCTGCCGGCTGATCACCTTCGTGAAGTCCTGGACTTTCAGCTGGGTGGTAACAGTCATCGCTGCCCCTCGCAGGTCACGGTGGTGAACGTCCCCAGCAGGTTCGTGTCCTGGACATGACGGACCAGCAGCACCTGGCCGCCGGGCAGCGTCAGCTCGTCCTCGGCTTCGATGTCCACGCGGCCGGCCAGATAGACCACCGTGGGCGTCAGCTCCAGCTCGCGCCCGTACTTCATGGCCTCGCTGCCCTTCGCCGGCTGCACGCGGGCCAACAGCTCGCCCCGCAGCTCCAGCGTGCGGGCCCCGCCGTCCGGCGGATAGGTGGGCCGGTGCCACTGCACCGACGTGTTCGCCAGGCTTCCAACGCTCACGGCAGCAGCCGCCGGTACGTGTCCAGGACTGCGGCCTGCGATCGCAGGGCCTCATCCACCGCCGCGGCCGGCACGCTGCCCGCTGCGGCGGTCCAGGAGTAATCGCCCAGGCTCTCGGACTGCAGGCCGGCGTCCCGCCGCTGGGCGTCTAGCCCCGCCTTGGCGGCAGTCAGCAGCACACCCTCCAGATCCGCCGGCAGGGTGGCGAACCCCGCGCGGTATCGCACGAACGCCTGGCCGCCGGTGCGGTAGGTTCCGCCCCAGCTGGCCCTTGCTTCGTCGGTGTAGATCACGCCGGCCTGACGGTCCAGCCGGTAGTCCCCGTCCGCCGGCAACCATGCCCCCACGTCCGTGCCGGCGGTCACTCGCTGCGGTGGCATCCGCACCAGGTTCTCGGCCGGAACGTCTGACAGCGTGGTGACAGTCCACCCGGGCACGGCATCCACCACGGCCACCACGTCGGGCACGGTCGCACCGATCAGGGTGGCTGCCGTCTCGGTTGCCACGCCGCTCTTGATCGTCTGCACCACCAGCTGGTCCTCGGTCACTTCGATTGTGCCGCGGCCAGCTCCAGAATAGACGGCGCTGATTGCCCGTTCGGCGTCCAGCCCCACCATGTCCACCTGGGTGATGCGGGCGTCATCCAGGTGCAGCACACCGCCGGCAGGTTGCCACAGTGTCACCTGCTGCACCGTCGTGCCGTCGTCCACCAGGACGGTGCGGCAGTACCGTTCCATCCGGGCTAGGGCATCGTCCACCAGCTGTTCCAGGAACAGGATGGACTGCACGTACAGCGTGACCCTAGTGCCCAGCATGTCCGTGGCCGGGACCGTCAACAGGTCGGCGGCCGGCTGGGCATCGTCGGGGGCCACCAGCTCGACAGTCACGCCGGCGCCGGCCAGGGCCAGACTGATGGATTGCCGCAGCTGGGTCAGCGTCGAACTGCCCAGCCCATAATTGTCCACCCCGGACACGTCACCCGTCACGGTCAGAATGCCACTGTTGATCCCCACGGTGCTGGTGGCGTTCGTCGCGCCGCTGTCAATGATCGACAAGGCAGCGGTGCGGATCCTCGGATCGGTGTCGGTGATGCCAGCCCGCAGCCGCAGCGCAGTCACCAGGGCGTCACGTTGCGCGGTGGTCAGGGGCATGGCGTATCCGATAAACCCCACCCGCGGCCTGCCCCCCACTCGCATGGGGGGCAGGCACGGGCGAAGAAAGAAGGAACCTGATCAGGCGACCCGGACAACCTCGGCCACGCTGGCCGAATCGTTCGCGTCAGCCGGTCCGACCCGGGGACTGCATCCCAGGACCAGGCCAGATCCACCGGACGTGGCGGTGCCCACGGTGATGGACAGCTGGATGAACTGGAACCCGCCATCCACGTCCAGGGCACTGGACTGGATGCTGATAACGGCCTGTTCGTTGGACTGGTCCGATCCAGCTTCGGTCAGCCGGGTGATGGCCGCGCCGGTGATGTCCTTGGCGCTGGTGCCGCTGGCGTCGGTCGCCTGCTGCAGCTTCGCGTCGAACGTGGCATTGGTCCCCAGGGCTCCGGTCTGGCACACGGCCATGATGGTGTGAAAGTCCGCCGCGTCGATCCATCCGGACACGTCGGTGCCGGCGGCCATTGCCACCGGGGTCACGGCGCCAATGACAGCCACCTGATCGGCGGCGTGGGTGCTGGTGATGGGCATTCGATTGCCTCCTGTCGATGCGGGCAGCCAGGGCCGGCGCGAACCGGCCCCGGCTTTCCGCTCGGGGGTGTCTGTTGATCAGCGGGCGGCCAGGGCCACGAACGCGGACATGGTGTTGGAACCGCTGCGGGGGGCGATGGCCGCGGACAGCTTCGGCGCTCCGTCCGCCCTCATGCGGAACTTGAACGCGGTGGTGTCCTGGTCAAACCACAGGTGCATGGACGTGGCGGCCTGAACGCCACCAGCTCGCATCACGAACTGGTATTCGTTCGGGCACACGGCCATGATGTCGCCCACGTCGCCAATGGTGGCGGCGTGCTGGGTCGGGATCGCCGGCCGGCCCAGAATCGTGCCGTACGGCCCGCTGTTGCGGTTCGATCCGGGGGGGCTGAACAGCGGGAACCCGAACCCGGTGGCGTCGGTGCCATCGCCGGCGACACCCTCGGACGACAGCCGGAACAGGTACGGCTCAACGTCCTGGTGATACAGCCACACCATGCCCTGGCGGTACGGCCCGAAGACACGCGAATACATATCGATGATGTTCACGCCGCTGATGGTGTCCGCGGTCTGCGAACCGACAGCCGCGGCGGTGATCAGGCTGGGGCTGTTCAAGAATCCCAGGGGCTGTCCGGCGCCGGTGCCCCGGATCATGGCCTCATCCAGCTTCCACCGCAGGCGACCAGGCGCCACGGAATTGACATAGCTGGCCATCGCCGGCCCGTCTTCCAGCAGCTCCTCGGTCATCGGGACCAGGGCGGTCACCTTCCGAAGTCGGTATTCCTTCAACTTCAGCGAAGGCTTGGACTGCTCCTTAGCGTCGGCCTCGCCCTCCCAATACGCTTGTGGCCCGGTGGTTCCCCAGTCGGTCGTCTCG